ATAATATAGCTTGCCATACCTTAATAGCTTTTTCTTCCGTTTCATAAATACATTGACCGTTTCCGATTTTCCACTTCCCGTTTGAACATTTTATAACTGGCATTATTCTATTAGTTTAGAATAAATAGCAAAACGATCCTCATTAATTTTAAATAAATCAAAATGCTCACGGACATATTCAGCATTTGACTCGCCAAAATCCGTTCTCATCTGTGAACTAAATGCCATTCTCTTAATATCTCTCTCCCAATTATCTACCCAGCACACCGTTGGAATGTCATCGTATGGCGCTCGCTTTATTGCCATCAAAGGAATACGTTTAGCACCAGCTTCTAATGCCTTTAGATTTGATTTTAAGCTATTAAATTTGTTATCTAATAATGGCGCTATTAATATATCAGCCTCTTGATAGAAGTTCATGTATAAATCTACTGGCATAGATTCAAGAATCTTATGATTTAATCTTTCTCCAGCAGTAAACCAATCGCCCATTTGCTTCCAATGAAACTCATTTGATTTATTCCATCCACAAAGAAGCATCCTAGTAGAATCTTTAAATGATTTAGACTTAGCTAATTCAAATATAGGATTCTTTAATTGCCTCATATCAGGAAAATGAGTGATGCTACCGGTATGAGCAATGGTAACTAATTCGTTAGCATTTCTAGTCGCAGTAAACTGATCCTTATCAAAAGGCAAAGCATTAGGTAAGATATAGCAATTAGGATTTATTTTAATAATCTCAAGCCTCAATCGATTATGAGTGCAAGTAACCAAATCTGCATATCTGATATAATTCTTAATTATATTTGGTATTCCTAAATCACGATATGTTTTTGCAGATAAATGCTGACTAAATAACTCCCAGTAGTCATCTATATCAACTACCAATTTAAAGCCTAGCTTAGCCTTCATTTTTAATAAATCAGGCAATGGTATCAATTCACAAAATCGGTTGACTACGACCACGTTTATCGCCTTCTCAATCAGCATCTCTTCAGTCATTGTATCTGTTATAATACAATACTCCTTTTTCATTACCGATAAAGGTAAAGCTAGTCGATGGTATGTGACTCCTGAATGTCTACTTCCTACGGCGCAGATTCTTAGTTTGGACATCGTTTGGTTTTGGTTGGTTGAGTTTTGCAATATACTTAATTCCTTCGTAATGTGCAGATAATCTTTTGAGCATATCAAAGACACATGATCCACACCAGGAATTGAAGTTAAAATCTTTGTTTACATATTTACGATATAAACTCGCATATTCTTCAAGCACTTCTCTTTCTATGTTTTTAGTAAACCCTAAAGCGACTGCCTCAAAGTTTATGATATTGGCTTCTATAAATGCTATCTCTTCTTCGCTCATAGTTTGTTTATTAATCTAAAAATTACTGCACCTAAAACTCCTGAACTAAATACGATTGCAATCCATTCCTGATATTGAATTGGAACTACAATTAAAACGATAGCGCTCCATGTACTTAGACAAGGAGTACAACTAAACGGTTTAAAGTTTAGTCCGAATGACTGGTAAAGATTAGTCATTGTAAAAAAGACTGCAAAAGAAACGGCTGCGATTATAGTGATCATCTATTTGTTTGGTAAATTTCTTCCTTAACTAAACTCCAATATGCCTTGTCATCTGCCTTTAATTTCTGCTCAAGAATTAATGAACAAAAGTACAAAGCTAATTCGAAAGCAAATGCTTTATTTCCACAAAAATATAAGGCATTGATTAACAAACTTTTAGCTTTCTCATCAGGCTTCATCTCTTATTTTCTTTTTAATGTTTGAAATCGTTTTGACTATCGACATATACGGAATGCCAGTCTTTCTCGAAATCTCCGTTTGATTAAAATTTAATTCTACATAAGTGTCGAGCAACATATCTTCGTACCATGACAAGCCTTTCCTTGCCTTCTCTACCTTGTTGTAAAGACCTTCTTTGTAGTCCTTAGAGTAATCCTCTATTTGAGCCAATTCTTCGATGCCATCAAGACATTCATACTTTGCTCTAAAGTGTCTGAAGAATGGTTGATTCATACCCGTTGAATAAATCATATTTAGCATACATCTTACCAACCAATATTTTAAACCACTTGCTCCATTGTTATTATAAATTGACCAAAATTTGTCATCTGAAATCGAGCAAAGATTAACAAACATTTCTTGCTTTAATTCTTCCCGTAAATTTGATGGATGCATTTTCATCAAAGCTTGCTTAATCTCCTTTGAGTTGTAAAGTTCTTCAATGATTTTAGACCTGGTCATTGTTTTGATTTTTTGATTATTTCAATAATAAAATAAACAATAAAAGCCACTTCGATTATTCCAACCGCTATGGCTTCACAAATTAACCTTTCCACTTTTCGAGTTCCCGATTTAAATACCAAACCGCTTTACTCAAATCTTTCTTTTTAAAGCCTTTCTTATCAGCTCTTAGTATGTACTTGATTGAATTACCTAGATTAAAGTTAAGGTCAAACGAATCAATTATGTCAATCACTTCGATGCCATTACCTTGATAATGATCCGGATGATTTACCTCTTCTTTGATAACTCCTTGATAATTAATCTTTTCCATGTCGAAGTTTACATTAAAGATTATGCAATTCCAAATAATCCTTAATCTTTTTTGTTTGTCGGTAAGCTGGATAAGAAGAACCATTTTCCATTTTGATTCGATTCATATTAATTTCTAGGCTATAATTTAAATCATGATACGTAGCGCAATCGATAACCACTTGGATTGTAGGTCGTTGTATTCTCATTGTAATCCACTTGATTGCATTTAGATGGTTATCTTTCAAATCTCATCAGCTTTATATCGCTTAATCAATTCTTCGCAGTCTTCTATTGATCTGACAACTGCGTAATAATATCCATGTGCAATAGCTATCTGCTCAAATGCTTTTTGATTTGGTTGCTGGCTTCCCTTGTCAATCTTAACCTCAACAAATAAACCATTCCATTTCTTATTAGATACCATCCAAAACATATCAGCCACTCCAGCCTTAACTCCTTCCATCTTTAACTTAATGGCAACTAGCCTATGCCTTACTCCTCCATTTGGAATTGCATAGAAGTAAAAGTCCTGAGTCCAGTCTAGCCACTTGCATATTGCTACCTGGAGTTTATGCTCATGCTCGTTTCTCATGCTATGACCTTATCAATCTCAATTTTTAATTTTGAGAATGTATCAGCAGAAATCTTATTCCAGTTTCTTCGCATTAAGAATGCCTCAATCCTATCACTTACCGCTCCGAGTAAATTGTAATGGTTACCTTTGTTTCCATAATAGGAAACTTTAAGATCATTGTAATCTACCACACAAATTTCTCCATCGAGTTGGTAGTGCATTAATTTTATTTTCTTCATTTTATTTATATATATATTCTTTTATGCCACCATTGGCCGAACAAGGAAACTGAGTAATTCTATTTATCTCTTTAATCAAATTGGGTATATAAACTTGAGTAGTTCCATCCTTGCAGATGCACCCAACAATAATTTTTAAATCAATTGGTTGTTCTATTTCCGAACAAGACATTAATATAATTACAAACAATATTATTTTTTTCATTTTTACTCTTCTATTTGGCTTCTTAATAATCCGCATGTTTGACATTCTTCAAAACCATCACCATCGGAGTCTCCCCAAATATGCTCGCAATTTCTATGTTCGAAATATTCATCAATGTCTCCATCACCATCAGTATCGTAACCATCATTTACTCCGTCACCATCTTCGTCAACCTCAACTTTTTGAGATTCGTCCACAATATATTGTTCTACTGGAGAAAAATATTCAACTACCGGTTCATCTTCGTAAACTTCTTCTACGTCTTCAGTTTTTTTTTCGGTGGTAGGTGAATCCGTAGAAGGATCAGTCACACTAGAAAGAGTTACTCCATCCTCCTCGTCAACTTTTTGTATTAACATTTTATCTCTATCTTCTGAGTTAAACCAGTAATCTACTACTTTATTTAAGTTACCTACAAATGCTCCTAATAGTATTAATAGCATTTCTTTCCAATCTTCTCCGATGCTCTTTCCTAAGAATACACCAGCATTAATACCTAATATAATAAGGGTAAATAACCC